TATGAGCCGGAGGGAAGGTAATGCAAGTTATTACCCGATACAACAAGCCGCAAAAAGGCAAGGTAACCGTAAGCATAGAGAACCGCCGCAGAATTACCGGCTTGCTGCCGAATGAATGGCGAGCATGGACAGTCTATCGAACCAGGCTAGGCGGTATAGATGTGTACGAGGAAGAGATATTCCCCATCACCGAAACCGCCGCCATTACCGATTGTCAGAACAAATTTTACCAACAGATGAGCGAGTGCATCGAAGCCGGGCGGCGCAATTTAAACCACCTTC